TATCACCAGATTGTGCTGTAGCTGATAATGTTGGGCCATTAGATGCTGTAGATGTTGTATATACTACAATGTCTGAAGGCAATGTTAATGAGCCTTGTGATGCGCCTGTTGCTGTTTGTGATAATGAAATAATACCTGTAATAGCTTCAGCTGAAAGACCAGAGCTACCACTACCCATTAAATTTACTGTTGTTGTCATTTATTGCTCCTTATTTATAACGTAGTTTTTCATATACCTGACGTGCCAATTGCTCTTTCAACCGACCACCGTCAGGCTTCTGTGGTCTTGCTGAACTCTGTTCCGCCACTACTAAATTGTGACGTTTTAAATGCTCTCTATGTGCTTTACGACCTTCTATCATCTGACCAGTCACCATAGACTGATAAGGCTGATAGTCAGCCATTATGTAATGTGAATCAACCTGTTCTGTGTAGTATTCTTCAGCAGGTATAAGTTTATGTGTTATCGGATCTTGTATATATCTAGCCATTATATTAAAAGAAGAATTGCTTCTTCATCATCTCGTTCACGTTGTGCTTCTAATCGTTCAAAGTGTAATTGTTGAGCAAGCATAATAATGCGTTCTGCTGTTGCTACATTTTGAGCTAATAATTTAAAATCTATAGAGCTTGCTGTAAGCGTTTTAGAGTTAGAATAAGGTGCTACTATGTCTTTTACTTGTTCTACTGCTACAGGATCATCTAATAGTTCTCTAAGCGATTCTTTTACAGTTTGCTTAAATGATTTATTATGTGTGCGTTCTTTTTTAAGCCCACCCTTACTAACAACTGTAATTGGTGGTGGTACATAATTGGCAATAATCTGAAATGCGTTACGCTGAAACGCACTATTCTGAAATCCTGAAAATGCCATACTATTTCCTATTCTGGTTTGTTAGGAAATGTTACTGTAAATGGAAATCCTGTTTGTAAAGTAATATCTCTTAATGCTTGTCTATATGTAGCCCATGCTTCTTTATTAATTGAGCTAGGCGCATCTAATAATTGTGTGTAATCTGATTGAGACAATAAATCATTACGTTCATTTCTAACGCTTGTAGCTTGCATAGATTCAATATCGTCTATTTGCTTTTGACTTGCTGGTGAAACTGACCAAACTTGTGTCCATTCACCATCTAAAAATGCAGGCTCATGTTCTGTAATGATTTCTGTATATTCAATTTTAGGCTGCTCTACTTCTTTAACAAAATAAACATCATATTCTGCTAATTCTGTACCAGATAAATATGCTGGAAATGAAGTATTAGGATAATCTTGTAGTAAATCCTCTTTTGTATATGGATATTTCACCACTTTATCGTTTTCTACTTTAACTAACATTATATTTCCTTATTAATAAGCAACTGCTGTGGCTGATAAGGTTGATCCACCACTAAAAGTTACGCTAAATGTTTTTGATGTTGCAAGTGTTGTAGGAGCTAAATGTCCACACCATGTTCTATTACTTGTATTAATAGCTACGTTAGTATCCGCAACGGTACATCCTGCAAAAGCAGTAACAGTAGGAGCAGTAGCTTGGAATCTACCAGCAATCATTATAGCTGCACCGCCTGCTGTATTATTTAAAGTGCCTGATACTACGTTTGAAACTGCTGTAGTAGTTGTAAATGTTGAATATGGAGCAGATATAGTGCCAAATCCTGTTAAGGCATACATATTTATACAACAAAATAAAGTAACTGCACTACTAAATGTTACTACGACTGTAGCAGATGTGCCTGTTGTTACAAGTAATCTATAAATAGCTGAAACAGTACCTGCTGCTGATGCGTTACCATTTTCTTTTGTCATGGCATTACCACCTATGGTAACACCAGTAATATTTGTAGTAGAACCATTACCACCAGTAATAGCTATTACAATATATCTATCACTAGATGCTGTACCTATATTTTGTGATGTAAATGTATAGGTTGCAGATGAACTTACTGAATTGGCACTTTGTAAAAATGTTAGTGTTTGTGTTGTAGGTGCATTAACTGCCTTTGTTGCTGCACTAAACATTAATAATTCAATCCTACTGTTTGAGAGTAAGTATTTGTGCCATCACAGAAGAATGAGAATATATCGTATTTACCACTTACAGATGTAGCAGTTGGTGTTGTACCATTTACCCATTTAATTGTAGAGCCACCAGCCCATGTTAATGTATGCGTACCACCATAGTTTACAATGATAATGTAAGATTTACCTGCTGTGCTAGTAGGTAAAGTAATTGTAGTATTAGCATTGGTTGTAAGTGTAATTACTGTACCGCTTGTAAGTGCAGGGCTAAATGATGATCCTGTTCCTAAAGCATTAACCGTTTCTGTGTAGTTAGTGATTGTAGGATTAGTAAGCGTTTTATTAGTAAGCGTTACTGTTCCTGTATCTGTTACAAAACCACCTGAACCGTTTGTTGCTACACCTAAAGCTGTTACTACACCTGATCCTGTAGTAATTGTTGATGGTGCTGCACCTGCTCCACCACCTACAACTAAAGCATTAGATGCTAAAGCTGCTGAACTAGCCCAAGTTGTACCACTTGCAAAATAAGGTATACCGCCAGATGTGCCTGCAACGGTAAATGCTGGAGTTGTAGTGCTTGTAGCTACGGATATAATACCGCCAGTAAAGCTAACTGATGTTACTGTGCCAGAACCTTTGTTATTAAATGTTGTCCAGTCAGCAGATGATAATACACCACGATTGGTTGCAGATGCTGTAGGTACGTTTAATGTAATAACAGGTGTAGTTGTACCTGTAGCTACTGTTGAGCTTAAATCTGTTCCTGTTGTGCCTAATGTTAAAGCAGCAACGCTTGTTACAGTACCAGAACCTTTATTGTTAAATGTATTCCAATCTGTGCTTGTAAGATAACCAGATACACTTGTAGTAGCTGCTGGCATAGCAATCGTTGGTGTTGTGCCACCTGAACTTGTCACAGGGCTAGTTGCACTTACAGATGTTACATAAGTGCCTGCTGGTTGTTTGTTATTAAATGTATTCCAATCAGTAGATGATAAATAACCATTTGTGCTTGTAGTAGCTTGGCTAATACTAATAGCCGGTGTATTACCGCCTGATGATGCAATAGGGCTTGTGCCTGTAACAGATGTAACTGTACCTGTGGTTGGTGTTGTCCATGTTGGAGCACCAGCACCACTAGATGTTAATACTTGGCCACTTGTTCCTGCTGCACTAATAGCTAATGCTGATCCTGTTGAATATACTGCACCACCATTTACAGCAGTTAAGTTAGCATTAGTTCCACCACGATTTAAAGCTATAGCAGTGCCATTCCATGTAGCTGATGTTATAGATCCAGCATAGTCAAATGTGTTAGTAGACCATGATACATTAGATGGCGCTTGAGCATGAGCATCCCATGTACCAGCAGCTACTGAATTGCTTAATAAAACAACGGTACTAAAAGCACCTGATTGTAATGTAGCAACTGTAGTACTTGAATTATTCTGCACAATGATTGTGCCAGATGTTTGATTATTGTTAAATGTAAACAATGCACCGTTGGGTAATGTAGTAGCATCTGGTAATTTAATTGTTTGTCCACCAGAACCACTAATAACCCAGTTTTGAACTGATGCTGCTGTTAAAGTAATTAATGTGCCTGCTGCTTGGCTAGTAAAGCCTTCAAATAAACAATTTGTAGTTATATTAGAATTAGCATCTCTTACTACTACAGAATTAGCTCCTGTAGTGCCATAAGATGTACCCCATGCTGAACCTGTAGAGTTAGGTATACCAGCACCAGGATAAGTCATGCCACCACCACCTGTGCTTGCTATTGTGATAGCACCAGCACCATTAGTAATAGTTATATTAGAACCTGCTGTAAGTGTAGCTTTAGATAATGTATTGCCTGTAGAGTTACCAATAAGCAATTCACCATCTGTATAAGATGATTGACCTGTTCCACCATTAACTACAGGAATTGTGCCAGCAATAGTGTGGGTATTGTTCCAATCGCTTGGTAATACAATGTCAGCTAATACTGTGCCAGCAGGATAATTGCCTAATGCAATCTGTGCATCTAAATCGCCTTGTGTCCAGTCAGCTATATTATCCGTCTTGGCATGCTTAATGGTTACAGCCATTATTTAACTCCCACAATCTTACCGTTGGCATCACGAACTACTGTCTTAGGTCTGTTCATTTGGTCAATCAATGATTGATGAGCCATTTCTTGTTTCATAGCTAATTCTTGATTGTGCATGTGATTAGCGTTAATCAATTCAGCTACGTTTTGATTTACAGCATGTAATACATTAGAAATTTCGTCTGTTAAATGTAAATTACCATCTATACCAACGTCTACTAATGGATCTGATAATGGATTAGCTGTCATATATTGTTGTTTAAGTTTAGTCTTAGCATCAAGTTCAGCAATAATAATCTTAGTTTCATTATCTAGCTGTGTTTTCCATTTTTCAAACTCTAACTTCTGAGCTGATAATTGAGCATCCATTTGAGCTTGTAATTGTGATTGTTGTGATGACAATTGAGCCTGTGCTTGATTACGTTGAGCTTCTAATTGTATCTCATGTTCACGTACTTGTGCTTGATTTTGTAATTCAGATTGTCTAGTTTGTATTTCAAGCTGTGCTTTTTGTTGAGCTAATTGCATATCAGCTTTAATCTTTTCCATAGCTGGATCAGGTTTAGGTTGTGGTGGTTGTTTAGCCTTCTCTTTGATAGCATCTGCCACGTTATCAAACTCACCTTCTAATACTCTGCCTACTCTGTAGCCTGTTACGCCAAACTTGAGCAAGTCCATAAGTAATGGAGTAGCTTCTGGTGGCATAGCTTGTGATGCTTGTGTAGCTTTCTCTAAGAATTGACCTACTGCACCTAAGAACTCTACTCTATCTTGTTTTTCTCTTTGTTCA